CCCCACTGTTAATCTCTTAACAGCCCAACGGTTTGTATTGTTTAAGGACCGATTTTACCGCGACTTTTGTCTCAGGTCAGTCGTCAACCTGGCAATCTTGAAATCATTAGGCTTGGAGAAAACTCCGTATGGTATAGGGATATGATCCTCTACACCTATGCCAGGCCATACTCTGGTGAGATGGCCCCAACCACTAGTCTTTGTTTTTGTCTTATTAGGACTCACGAAGTACAGTGGATAACGATTCTGTCCTTTGGCTACTCTTTCAAGTAGCTCAAGATTGTAAACTGCAATATCTTTAGGTGGAACAACCCTACATAAGTATGAAGATGTTTCGTCTCCATACGGAAGAGGGCCAATCTCATTCTCCGCCAAGGCATACCAATACTCTGAAGTAATTGGTAGTTTATGACGGATAGATTGCGCATGGTTTACATACGCATAGGCAGCTCTCCTTCTACATTGTCCTTTATCAAAAAGGAGATTTAAAATGTAGAACTTTCTTAACGTTAATGGAGTAACATCAGTGCCGTAAAAGAAGTCGGCACCGCAACTTTCTCGAAAGAACCCACGGTAAAAAGATTTCTCTTTATTTACCATAAGACCACAACGTTCAAGGAACGCAATAGTAGTTGGAACATAAGCCTTAGGAATGATAAGATCATCACCGTAGACAAATGTTCTAGCTGCAGCATCATGCAATTCGACACCGTGATAGACCTGAGCGCAAATTGATATTGCCCAGATACTAGTCGCGAGTATAGGAAAGCAAAGTGCTGATCCCATTGGAGCGTGCTTGGATGATTCCAATAAAGTGCCATCAGGAAGCTTAAAACTCCTGGGGCGCAACACGGAAAGTGCTCTTAAAAGAGCAGGACAATGCTGAAATAGGGAGATTACTAACTCCCATGAAATTCGATCGCTAGCATCTTTCATGTCTAGCGTCGCCCAACCATCTTCACATGAAGGTGAACTGCCTTCAGCCGCCAATCGACGGTTAACTTCAGAATCACTGAAATTGATGTGACCTGAAGTAAGAGGATGATTCTCCAAAACTGACTCAATCTTAGAGCGCACAGCTTGCTGCGCGTACATTT